CAAAAATAAAATGCCACGTGCCCGGAAACTTCCGGCGACGGTTGCCGTGGCAGCCGTCGTCGCAACTGGTCTCGCCGTCAACGCCAGCGCGGAAGATGGCGTTGACTCGGAGCACCGCTGCTTGGCAGAAGCAATTTACTACGAGGCCCGTGATCAGGGGGTCGTGGGCATGGTAGCGGTTGCCGCCGTCGTAAAGAACCGCGTAAAGAGCGACAGGTATCCTGACTCAGTTTGCGAGGTCGTGCGCCAAGCGCAGACGTGGGCGGGCAATCCCGTGCGCGACAGATGCCAGTTCAGTTTTTTCTGCGACGGTCTACCGGAGCGCCCAGTAGAAAAAGAAGCTTGGGCAACAGCACTGAGAATTTCAGAGGCGCTGCTGAATACGGATTTTGAGATGCGCGGGCTGGAGGACGCAACACATTATCACGCGACCAGTGTGCAGCCGTCGTGGTCTATGGTCCTTGAGCCCTGCGGACAGGTTGGAGACCACGTATTCTATTCGTTGCGGTAGTTGGCCCCACAGTTTCTTTGATACCTTTGCAATCACGACACTTTTAAACGTCAGACAAATTCAGCCAGTCGCTTGCATTTTGTGCACAGCCGGTTGCCCACCCATTCCGAAATAAAAATAAGACCGCAAAACAGGCATCTTCGCTCTGCTTCCTTCGCATGTACAAATGCCGGTTTGGCATTTGTAGGTACATGATCCTCGTTCGTTATGCTCATTCGCCTATCTCATCTGCGCTGTTCTCCTCGGAACAGGACCTTTCTGAATTTTGGTCGGGGGTCGTGGTTCCGCATTCCTGACAAAAATAAACCGGCTCCGAGTTTATTTCGTAGAGAAGCGTGCGCTCAGCGCCACATTTTTCACATTTTGATTTGCTGCTGGGCTCAGAGAGGCGTGGAACGGCAGTGCTCATCTAGTGACTAGTGAAAAGTATCTGGATTATTTTCGGAAACTTCGTCCTGCCACGACCAATGCTCGCTATTGTCCGAGATTATGGCTGACATATAGCCAAGTAGAGTGCCCTGAAAATCAAATATCTGGGCCACACCTGACGGCTCACCCTGTCCCAGCAACGCCTGTCGCAACGTAAAATGAGCCATATTCTGGGCTTCCTCGATGCTTGGGAAAGCCCAGCCTCCCTCGGCGTCGGGAAGTCCTGAAATGGAAAATCGGATACGGAAGGGGATATCCTCATTATTCAGAACCATCTGCGGTTCCTTCCTCTTCCTCTTGAGGAGCGTCTCCAAGAACCCAGCCAAAATCATGCTCACGAATAAAAGTACGGATTTCATCTATTGGTCGGCTCCAGCCGATGTGACTGACGGGGGTGCCCCACCCCACAGCAGAAATCATGCTGGGAACTCCTATTAGCTCATAATTTCCTCTAGTTTCGCTGTAAACGTACAGGCTTCCACCGGAATTACCGAAAATTATAGGGCTTGAGGCCTGATATAGAGAGAAACCGTCTTTGTCCTTGGCAGTGGTGCTCGATAACAGGCCGCTCGTTGGGTAGGGAGGATTGCCTAAACCACTTCCCACGGCCCAAGCCTTTTGGAAAACGTAGGGGCCGTCGGCATCCTCGGGCCACAAAATAGCTACGTTTTCGTAAATTTTTTCTGCATCCTCTACCCTCAGCAGTGCTAAATCTCGGTGCTTGTCCCACGCTACGATATGGGCAGTTCGTCCGCTGGTTCCAATGGCGGCAGAAAAATTATTGTATGACCAGAACCTGACATTTACTGGTCTGCGATGCTCTCGTTTTACTTCCTCGCCTTCTTTTGGATCAAATTCCTCGAACAGCTTGATAGCGTCATCTATGACGTGGTGATTGGTGAGGACCATGGTCCATGCTTCGCCATCCTCGCGCCAAGAGGAGTGAATTACGGTTCCTGAACCACTGACTTTTCCCATGTCTACTAGAACAGAGGGGTAGAGCATCTGCGTGATCAACTGCACCGGAGCATCAGTTTTTTCCTCTGCGCACACCGCTATCGGCGCAACGGAAATAATAAAAGCGGCTAAAACTGCAAATAAGGTTCGTTTGAGCATCATCTTATTTACTCTCTGGTTCTTCCTCCGCTCCATTCAAGGGGGGGTCAACGCTTACAATCCCCTCATTATCTATCACGAACAAATGCACCTTCATCACCTTTTGCAGAGGACTCAGAACTCGGTATGTGGTCACGTCACGTCGCCGCCCTTTGTACGATACGTACTTAACGTCGAATAATACTACATGACCAGACTGAGAGGTGGCAACTAGATCAAAGGGGGCAGCATGGGCTATATTGCGGGACACATAGTAGCCGCGCTCGATCAGCCATTGTGCGGCGAAAACTTCCGCCCACGCTCCCCTTTCGTGTTTGCCCAGAATTTGTGATTCCGGCATCCATCGCATTCCCTAAAACGAAAACCGAACTCAAGGATACGTGTAAGACCATGAAAAACAACCTGTTTTACCTGTTTTATGTGAAGAGAGCTATTAAGAGCCCTATACCAAAATATACAGCTAGAGCAGCCGCAGAAATCATTCCGTATTACTCCCTGTGTCCTTCCCTGCATTTTCGGACTCCAACAATTGGCATAACTCTAGGTTTCTTTCCTTTTGTTGGGCTAATTGTTCTTCCAAAAACTGGATCTTTACAGTTGAAGTGTCATAATCCTGCATTATTTTACTGGCAGCAACTCCAATCTCGTATAGCGTTGTTTCTAGAGGACTACCCCCTTTTCCTCTTTGCGTAAGAAACACTTCTAGTGGCGACCCGTAGATTGGATGAAACCCAACGGTCACGGCGAAATAAAAGCCCTCTCCCGAGACACTTTCGGTCACATTGTATCGTCGGGTTGGCGGCTCACTCTTCATTTTCGGCAGTTTTGTCTTTTACATACGCCTCTAGTATATGCGTCAACTGGCCAGAAATCGTTCTGTGATTTGCAATAGAAAGTGATTTAAGGGTCTTATAGGCGTCGATACTGACTACAACGCTTTTCCATTTACTTGGGTTCATCTTTTTTCTCCTTGGACATAGTATAGCACTTTACAGGAGTGTATGCAAGGCTCCCCAGTTTTTCCCCATTTTGATATCGGCGGGCGTCGGGACCTCCATTTTCACCGCATTTTCCATGATCCGGCAGAGCTTTTGAGCGGCTTCTTCCGATGTAACAGAATAGGCGAGTTCGTCGTGGATTTGAATTAAGGGGGTTTTATCGGTTTCTTTTTTGACGGCAATCATGGCAGCCTTTGTTTGGTCGGCAGCACTTGCCTGAATTAATCTATTCAGGGCCTTGTAGGTATAAGCTCGCCTGATGTTATCGCCGTACTCATGGAGCGCCTCTTCTCGCGGCAATGCCCGTGAGGATACAAACAGGTTGGGTTCCCACAGATCGAACCGGCATTTGCGCCCCAGCAAGGACCGTATTGAGCCCTTGCTTTTGCTGTCCTTTACCCGACGCTGTACTACCTCCTGTAGCTCCTTCACGAAAGGAACCTTCTCGTGATATTTCGAGATTAACATTTTTGCATCTTCGACATCGACATCGAGCGTCTCGGCAAGACGNTTCACGCCCATCCCGTACATCAGGGCGAGGTTCAGGGTCTTGGCTTCAAATCTCGCTATCTTTGCTATCTCGGACACCATCAAGTGAAAATCCGTTTTTGGTTCTTCCCTGTAAGCCACGACGAAATCTTCTGAGCCCGACAACCCTTTGTTAGTGAGGCTGGCAAAGTGGACCAAGATCCGTGGTTCCTGCTGGGTATAATCTATACTCGCCCATTTCTCATTTTCTTCTGGCAGGAACAGCCCCCTGATCATCTCGGAAAATTTTGGGTTGCGGGCAGGGATCTGTTGTAAATTTGGGTTGGACATCGACAATCGTCCGCTGACGGTGCCGCCAGCTTCGCTACGCAGTTGGTTTATGTGGCCGTGGATTCTGCCATTTTTGGCGTATCGAAAAATGCTGCTCAGAAAAGTATTCCCGATCTTGTCAAGCTCCCGGGCTTCGGCAATCTTTTTAGCCACTTTATGAGGGTGAGATTTTAAAAAATTTTTGGTAAAAGATGGCATCCCTGTGGGAGTTCTAGAGTAGGGGATTGCGTGATAATCAAAAACCTTGGCAACACTGGCAGCGGACCAAAGTTCTATGTCTACGCCTGTTTGTTTTTTGATGTCTCGTTGAATTTTTTTCACTTCTTTAATCAAGGTTTGCTTGAGCTTCTCCGCGCTATCTAAATCTACGCGGACACCTTTCCACGTCATGTCGATGCAGAGCGGAAGGACCTCTGTTTCTAGATTAAATATCTGCCATAAGTCCTCCTTTGACAGGAGGGCCTTAAACTGCTGCCACAGATCCAAAGTGAGCCGTGCATCGGCTTCTGCATATGCGCCAACGAATCCGGCAGGAAGGCGGTACATTTCGGCTTTGGGATCCACCCCAAATTCTTCGGCTGCTTCGCGCAACAAAGCTTCAGATTTCATCTCGCCCAGATAGTCGTAGGCTACTGAATTCAGGGAGTAAAAGCGTCTGTTCTCGTCCAGAATGGGGGCTGCAATCATCGTGTCTAGAACACGACCCCGAATTTTTACCCCTGATTGTCTTAGCCAACCCACATCGTAGGCTGCGTTGTGGAAGATTTTATCGCAGTTTTTGGTTGCTATTTCTTTTTTAAACCATCGCAGAATTGTTGCACGGTCAAGATTGCCCCCGCCCTCGTGAGAAATTGGTAAATAGGCGTTAAACCCTTCGTATGCGACGGCAATACCGGCAATCTCTCCCTCTCCCGTTGGCCAGCCGGGACCATGCGATTTTAACTTTGGGTCTCGCGTCTCCAAATCTATTGCGATTTCTGTTACATTTGCAGGCGTGACAGGAAGATCAGAGACCGGAGTCCATTCCGTTCTTATACCAAAAACAGGTTTTTTAAGAGGTTTCATCGGGAGAATCATCCGTAAGCGCGGCCCAGAGAGCCGTGTAGGCGGTTGCGTCAAGACCGTCGTCTGCGTTGTATTGACCAAGCTCTGATCTCGCGACTTTCAGAAGTGTCATGCACATCGCAATTTGTTCGGCTTTAATAT